CTCACCTGTATCAGTTGTGTCTTGCCGAAGCGCTTCCGAAACTTCGATTGGAAGGGGCGCGGCCTTGCTGAACTGTACTGGACCTGAACGTAATAGGTTCGCTACAGTTTGTATGCTAGGCTTGCGCCCGTCACCGAAGTGACGGACACGACCTGGTCCACCACGTGGTACCAACCGTTGGGCGGTTGTCTGCCCGATTCTACTCCAGTCTGACTGGGTCAGGAGTAGGTCGGCAGTGGCAAGCCCGGAGAGAGATCTGTGACTAAAGAATTTGGCGGCCGTCAAGGCGCTTAGGTGGCCAACGTCAGTGGCCTGGGCGTCTACGCCGTCAGATTCCACAATTCTCTCACAAAACACACCGCGTCGTCCATAGAATGACTTGGAGTGGTTGACAACCAATCCAAGTCGTTTAAGGGTGGCCTCGTACTTGAGTTTAATCTTCTTTGGCCAGAAGCCTATCAAGTCGTCGCCACAGATGCGGTAAGTGTCCTTCCGGGCACCTGCGTACCACGCGGAAAATCCGTTGAGGATGCTCAAAACGACCCAAGATGGTCCAAGTCCCATGTGGACGCCGGATTTAGTCTGGCGCCCATCGGGCAACATCTTGGGTCCAAAGAGTTTGTGAACGACCGGAATATCGTGCTTATGCCCGAACTTGCGACATAGATTGATCCCTATGTGGCGAGCGAGTGAGTGCGTAATATAATCGGTGGCTGATGCTAAGTCGGCAGAGTAGATCTTGGATTTACTATCCTGCCGACTAATAGTCACCTTCTGGCCTTGCAGCATATCTCTTGTCATCACGTAGCCTCGCAGCTGCCTTAGCCAGGTAGCTGTAATGCGACGTGCTGTTTGAACTTCCTCAGCGGGATGGAGAGTTGCGACCCTAACTTTCCCGCCCATCTCATCAAGGGCGAGGGGTCGCATACGACAAGCACACGATTTGAGGTAGAGACCTTCAATAATGCCTTGAGGAGGAATGAACGGTATACCGTCTTCGACGTCCTGCAAGATTTCATTGGACTGGAACTGTCCTATGGTATCCTCTGCAGTAAAAGACTTACCCGCTCGTTTCGCCCAGGAGGCAGGTTTTGAAGTGAACTCTGTGTCATCTAGTGAGCTTGTCAAGTGAGCCCTGTACAACCACCCTAGTGCGGCTGCTGTCCCACCGGCGCGACGTCCGATTTGATAGCAGGCTGCGCCACTAGGGAGTGGTGCAGGGATCTCCTCTCCATCTTTAAGCTTGAATGGTGCCGGAAGGACCATGTGAATATAGTATTGCAAGGCCCTTCTTAGATCCGACCCTGGCCCCGTCTTCGGACGTGCAGGCAGAGTCAGGTGGGGATCCGGTAACATCCAAC